TCAGTTAGGCGAATGATCCCGTACGCTGAACCGGACCACACCCCACACCTCGAACGTATCGCCCTCCATGATGTACCGCGACGGGTACTTGGGGTTCTCCGACCGCAGGACCAGCACGCCGTGCTCATGGCACATGCGCTTGCAGACCGGTTCGCCGTTCACCGCCGCGATCACGATGTCGCCGTGCTTGGCCTCGACGCTTCGATCAACGACCAGCAGGTCGCCGGAGTATATCCCGATACCCTGCATGCTCTCGCCCTCGATCTTGACCAGGTAGGTCCAGGGCGCACGCACCTGCATCAGATCGTCCAGGCTGAGCTGGGGTATGTCGTCGATTTCGAAGTCAAGGGCGGGGTTCATTGGCGGGGCCTCCATACTGTATGAATGAACAGTATGGTAGTGACCCGCAATGGGGCCGGCAACTGCCGACAAGCGGGGCGTGCTAGTGCAGCGGGGGCAGTTTGTTGCCCATCAGCTTGGAGACGGTGCGAAGCTGGTAGTCAGAAACCGCCTGGGCCAAGGACTCGGAATGGAGCCGCAGCCGCTCTACTTCCTCGGCCGGCGCGCCATAGTCCCTCGCCTCCCAGTACCGCTTGAGGGCTTCCATCGACTGTTCAACCAGCGGTTCGCCTGCCTCAACGGCAGCGGCAAATTCATCCTTGTCCATCGGGGATACCCTTATTCGGTCAGGGCATTATAGACAGACTCGCACGCCAGCCCCGCTACTCGGCTTCGCTCAAGCGCTGTCGCGAGGCTTCCCGCCATTCGGTCAGACTCTTCAAGCAGTCCCCCGAGCACCACGACGGCAGAGGTTCCTGCCTGGCGCTGCTGGGCAGCGATGGCACCGCAGGTTGCAGATCGGCCGGCGCGCAATCTGTCGATTTCCCCGCGCAGCCCGACAGCAGCAGACTCAGCAGCAGTGGCGCGGCCAGTGACCTCCTCCAGTTTCTTGCGTGCATGCTCACCCTCCTCGTCTGCCGCTTTCTGGCGACGTTGTTCTTCGGCGCGGGCCTGGGCGGCAGCGCGCCGGTTGTTCTCGGCGACCTCCAGGCGGTAGTCGGCAAGTTCAGTGCGGGCATCAGACGTATCGCCTTGGGCGACCACGACCCGGTATTGCTGGCCGCCGGCTACCAGAACCAAAGCGATAAGCCACCAGCACCAGGCAGGCACAGCGGCCAGCCAGTTCATGCCAGCGCCCGCCGTACGCCTTCATCGATGATCGCGGACGAATACGGGTTGCTGCCGTTCTCATGGATGATGATGCTGACGACCATGCCGCGCAGTGTGGCCTGGTCCTTAATGTTGATCACGTCAGTTGGCCGCACGCCGATGCGCTTGGCCACCGCCGAGGCATAGGCCTGGGTATCGTTCTCGTTGCTCGGCGCCCAGCGGTTTATCGTTTCGAGCACGGTGTCGATGCCCTTCCCGCCGACGCCAGGCATGCCGTCCTTGCCCCGGTAGTTGATCAGCAGCTTGCCCAAGGCGCGGATCCCGTTCTCTGGCGTGTCGAATATGGCGAACCGGCCGCCCGGCTCCTTGCCGATCTGGCCTTGCCAGTCGTTGCGGGGGTTGTAGTCGATGTTGCCGGGGTTTCGGTTGCGGATGCCGCGAGGTGTGGACATGCTTTTCTCCAGGCGAAAAAAAGCCCGCGCTGGGCGGGCTGGAGTTGAACGAGGCCGATTAAGCGGCTGGGGCTTCCGGCTCCGGCGCGGCTGCAGGCTCCTTCGCAGTGATCGATACTTTGGCGCTGTAGTCCTTCAGCACCTGAGCCACACAAACCTGCGCGGTCGGGAACTGGTTCAGGATCTCGCGAGCGCGAGCGTCGGCCTCTTCCTGAGTGGCATAGCGGGTTTTGTTGGCCGCGTCATAGTCGTTGGCTAGGTTGATAGCTACATAAGGCATGGGTATTTCCTCTTTGGTTATCTAAATGGGAATGGGTAGTCGCTCGCTCGAATAACGAGCGCTTGAGGTTGGCGGTCAGTCGGAATATCTGACCAAGTTGTGTCTCGTGCACCGCTGTGTTGGGAGATAGTTGCAACGGCAGGGCTGAAGAAAAATCTGACGCCACCAGAGGCGCCGCCACATCCCTCGTTCGCGCTAACGCTTGCGCCTTCTCCTAATGTGTATCCTTCAGCCAGCATGCAGATCCTGGAGAACGTCAGGTAGGCTGCAAGCTCACCAGACGCTACTGGAACAAACACAGCTCCTTTAGGCTGTGGGTAGTCAGTGTTTGCCCATTCCCTACCTGAAGCCTCATTGCCGCCACCGGAATAGGGAGTGAATCGCAGGTCTGAGCCGGGATAGGCCGGTGCGTTGATTGGAGGAGGATCCACAGCCGCGATGATGTTTAGCGGCGGCATTCCGGTTGTAAAACTGATCCGGCCAGCCGCGTCATAGCACTCCATGCCCGTCCTCTCGCCCACGTCGCGCATCAGGTCGAAGATATAGGCCTTGGTATTCGGGCTGCATCCTTTGAAGTACAGCGTTCGGACATTGCCGCTAACCGATTCACCACAGGGCTTGCCATCGCCCACAAGGAAAACGATCGGCGAGACAGCACCGGTGACAGTGATTCCGCATATGGGATCAATCAGGCGCGTGTATGAATAACTACCTTCTTCATTTGGCGGCAGGTTGAGAGATCGCAAAGTATAACGCCCCCACCTGTCCACCAAGTCCAAATATCCACTTTTCAACAAGCCGTAGGAAATTCGGTCGATATCAAAAAGGAGCGTGCCGTCTTCTTTGAAAGCCTGGAATCCGACAGGCATTTCACCTCCTAAGAATAGCCGTAGTAGATTCTGCAATTGGCGCTGAACTGACCAAACCATGTTGAATGCTGGTATTGCCAGGACAGCGTATTGCCTGAGATTGTCACGCCGGGCTTCTTGCCCTTCCATTGCTGAGTATCGACCAGCGGCACGACGATATAGAACCGCCGCTTGCCCGCTGGAATACCGGGCAGGGTTATCGCCCCGCCCGTTGCATTGGTGACAACATCCCCTTGGTGCTGACTGATCGACATCGTCATGTTGACGAGCAGTCGGCCGTCAGAGCCGTAAATCTCCAGTCCACTGGGCATGATTCAATCCCACTCGCCCATGCGGATACGACGGACACCGTTGATGACCATGTCGATACCCCTCCTGTTGTAAACGGTGTAGGCCGTTGCGGCCTTGTTGAGCAGGATCAACGTGCCCGAGGCGAAGTCCATTCGCATGATCGGTGTGCCATCGTTGGCCAGTTCGGACGAGTTGATCGAGCTACCTACAATGGCGCGATGCACGGTGAGCTTTGAAATCAAGGCGTCGTTCATAACAACCTGACCGTTCTCCGCCGTGAAGATGTTGACGAGCCCCTCCCCTACGGGATTCAGCACCGAGAACCGGTTTGCCAGCACGACGAAGCTGGATTGAAAAGTCCCGCCTTGGTTCTCGAGGCCCAGGCCAAAGCCGGCGGCGTAATAGCTGCCTCCCGAGGTGAGCCCCAGCTTTACCGACCAGGTAGCGTTGACCTTCCCATCTAGGTTGGCCTGCGCCGTGCCGATTTGCTGTACGGCGGCATTAGTGCTGCCCAAGCTGCTCTGGACGCCATCGACTCGCTTGCCCATTGCAGTGACAGCGCTTGCCCGAGCGGTAGCTTCGTTCTGGATCGCGGCATTCGCGTCACCAACCGATGTGTAGAGCCCATCGGTTCGCTTTGCCTCAGATTCAATCCTGCTACCCTGCTGTGTCACCTTGGAGTCCAGTGACGACAGCGCACGGCTAGAAGCTGATGGTGCGGCACGACCAATCGCAATCCAGTCCACCTCGAACACATCGCTCGCCATACTGCCGAAGTCGATACGGATCCGGTCGATAACACTGCTGGCCCAGTCAACTCCCCCTGATGTCAGGCTTGCCATGTCCCATTCAAGGATGGTACTAGCGCCCACAGTCAGCGCTGGATTGGCGATGACCTTGCGGTAGCTGCCAGCAAAACCATGGTCTTTGGTCGAGTAGAACAGCTGCCCATCCCATCCCGAGCCGCCACGTCGAGTTATCGAGACACGAATGCGCGTGTACGCACTGCCCTCAATGGCGAGACCGGCCGCGCTTATGAGTTGCGGGTCATTGCCCGTGGAACTGATGGTCACGAAACCAGCGCCGAGCGTGATAGTCGCACCCTGGCAATACCACCCATCCAAGGCCCCATCGAAATGCCAAAGCGCTCCAGGTGCAGGATCCAAACCTGCTGCACCCAAACCACTGGTCACAGTTGCGAGGTTATTGCGTAGATCAACCAATTGGCCCGATTGTGACGTGAGGCTGTTTTCGGCTGCAGACACGCGGCCTGAAATAGCCTCCACAGCGGAAGCGGACGCTCTGGTGGCAAGGCCGTTGACGGGGCTGTTGACGCTGGTCTCCAGCTGAGTAGTTCTGCCGGCTACTGCCGTTATTGCCGCACCTTGCTGCTCAACGCTGGAGTTGAGACCGTCGATTGCCTTACTGTTGGACGAAACATCGGCACCTAGCACTTGCCCGTTATCCGACCATCCTGTGGCGCGGGCACCGTGTTCCATCTGGGGACGCGCTATCTCTATGAAACCGCTGCTGACCGCGCCGGTTGCGCTGAACACGCGGTAGTAGACGTTGCACTCAACCGCCCCGGCAGGAGCTACCCCAGAGTATTCGATACGCATTGATGACGGAGTCAACGACGCCAATGCACCGGCTGGCGCACTGATTGCTACTCCCGAGGCATTCAGCCACTGCAGATAGATCCGACACGCTAAACCTGCTGTACCGCGCATGTAAGCAGAGGCCGTAAACACCTCCCCCTCTGCGACCTTTGGACGCTTTATCACTGCTCCGCTGGAGGCTGGTAGCAACGACTTGTAGCCGGTTGGCGAGGTTCCGGACGTTGTAAGCCCAGAAGGCACCTCAATCCTCTGTGATTTTTCCCCAGAATTGAGCCACGACGGGATGAGCGTGTCGATTGAACTCACAGAACCTGTGACCTGCCAGCCCTCAGCCGTACCGTTCAAGCCTGCGAATTTGGTCATTGCCGGATTGTAGAAAAGGTTTTCACCACCTACATCGCCAATGCTGTTTTCAAGCTGAGCGATTGAGCTTGAGGCGCTGGTCAGCCCTTGCTCATTTTTTTCGACTCGACCAGTGAGCGCTGTGGTAGCCAGTGCGTTGGCGGCAATGCTGTCAGCATTGGCTTTTCCGTTATCGCGCCAGCCGGTCAGGGTATTACCCTGCTCTAGCTGCGCCATGTCGAAATCGACGAACCCTGCGGTGAGCGTCGATCCCGCGTTGGAGCGGATCCGATAAAGCACGTCGACTCGCACGGATCCGGCGGGAGCGAGTGCCGAAACCAGTAATGGGCGCTGATATGTAGGGTTGAGCACCAGGTTGCTTGGCCCGTTGGTGCTGAGCGTACTGCCAGCGGCATCCTTGAACTGCAGGTAGAGCTGCAATAGCAGACCCGTGTTGCCGCGCACGTAAACCGAAGCGGTGTACGCCTTCCCTTCGAACGCTGGCGGCTGCCGTTCAGCAACCGGTGCGAAGTCCACATAGGTCGCCCCTGATCCGGCTGTCAGGCCGGAGACGTCAAGTCGCTGGCATTTGCCCTCGGCACCCAGGTCGGAGTTACGCAGGGTGGGCGCCACCACCACCCCGGCGGTGTACCTCCAATACCAGCCAGCGGCGATATTGGCGTTGGCGGCAGACGCGACGTCGAACGATGGGTTGAACAGCAGGTTCTCCGAGCCCGACGAGGCGATCGAAGCGTCGATGCGAGTGATCGACTGCCCGGCAGCAGTGATGTCCTTGCCATGCTGCTCGACCGTGCTTCCCAGGCTGGCCAGCGCGCTGGCGTCAGCCTTACCGCCCAGCTGGTTCAGTGCGGTTTGTGCAGCGGCTGCTGCATCGGTGGCCACCTTGTCGGTCACCGCCAGCCAGGCGCTGCCGTTCCAGCGCTTCGGCGTATTGGCGTTGCCAGTGGTGTCGATCCACAGGTTCTGCGCGACCTGGTCGGTGGTTGCCGGCGCCGAGGGCTGCACCAAAACCTTGCCTTTGCTGCCGGCCAGGGTTGATGCAGCTTGGGCCGCCTGCTGAGCGGTTGCCACGTTGCCGTCGGTGATTGCCAGGCTGTTGGTGAGCTTGGTCACCTGCTCGCCCGAAGACTTCAGGCCTTGCTCGTTTTTCTCGACACGAGCGCCTAAGCTGGTAACGGCCTCGGCGGATGCGTCAGCCGCTGCCAGTATCGACGGCTGATAGGCCGTGGCCACCGTACCTTCCTGCAACTGCACGTTGTCGACCTCTGCCCAGATGGTGGCGGCAGCGCTCGAATCGTTGAACAGGCGGCAAGCGTACACGTTGACCTGCGTGGCGTTGGCCGGCGCCGTGGCGGTTAGCGTGTAACGTGCGAAGCTCTCGCCCAGCACCGGCTTGTCAGAGGTGGCAGGCGCCGAGAGCACTGCGCCAGCAGCGTCAAGAAACTGCAGATACATCCGCAAGAAGCCTGGCGCTCCTGATCCACGCGCATAGACGCTCAGCGTATAGGTCACCCCGGCCGTAACTTTGACTCGTGCGCGACCATCGGCCGGACTCGACACCACCTCGATGTAGCTTCCGGCGCCGACGGTTGCGCTGATGCGCAAGGCATTGAGGCTGCTGGTCAAAGGTGAAGGCACGAAGGCCCGCGCAGCGGCGCCCGATATTGCCCAGTGCCGAGGCCGAGTGCCATCAGCGATGACCTCCTCGAACGAGCTGTTGGCCAACAGGTTCTCGCCACTGATAGATGGCAGGCTCGTCTCGATCTTGGTTAGCGAGGAGCCTTGCGCCGACAGCGTATTGCCCTGAGCTTTAACGTCATTGGCTAGCTGCGTGACAGTGGAGGCTTCGGCCTTCTTGCTTACGCTGTCAGTGAGCGAAGTGAGCGCCTGGCTTTGCGAGCTGATCAGCTGATCTTGGGCCTTGTCCTTGTCTTCTGTCGCCGTCACGCGGCTTGTGACCTGCTGCAGCGCCTGCGAACTGGCCTTGCCATCGATGCTGGTCTGCATGCCATCCATGCGGGTGACTTGCGACGTGAGCTTGCCCTCGGCATCGCTGACGCGGGTGCTCAAGCTACTCACCACGCTCGCGTCGGCCTTCAAAGTTACCTGGCTGAGCGCCGACTGGGCAGCAGTTGCTGCATCGGTGGCCACCTTGTCGGTCACCGCCAACCACGCCGAGCCGCTCCAGCGTTTAGGAGTGTTGGCGTTGCCGGTGGTGTCGATCCAAAGGTTCTGGGCCAGGCGGTCGGCGACGGCAGGCGCTGCCGATTGAACAATGACCTTGCCCTTCCCGCCCGCCAGCGTGGCCGCATCCTGAGCAGCCTGCTGGGCAGCCGAGACGTTGCCATTGGTGGTGGTCAGGCTCGATTGCATCCCGCTGATCTGAGATGCCTGGGCAGTGACCTTGCCATCCAGCGTCGATACATCAGTCTCGACCTTCGACACGCGTGCGGCCATGCCGTTGGCAGTCACCACCGCTTGGCCAACATCGGTCCAATAAGTGGCGTTCGGCGGTGGCGTGTTCAGCGGCACCGCTTTCAGGGCCTGGTACAACTTGCCATCGCTGCCCAGGGCGCTTTGGCCCACGCTGTAGGCCTTGTCCTTGCGGTATGGCAGAGAGCCGGCCAGGGCCGAGACGTTGGCGATCTGCTGCTGCAGCTCGGTCTTGGCAGCCGAAACGTCCGCGCTCACGGCAGTAATCTGCTGCTCGAGGTTGCCCTTCACAGTGCCAAGGGCGTTGTTCACGTCGCTGATCTGCTTGGCCAGCTCAGTCTTGGCCGTGCCTATCCGCTCGTTGACCGAGCCCGGGCCGTTGCCATCGATAAGCGCGATCTTTTCGATCTTGCTGGTGAGCTCCTTGCCCAGCTCGCTCTCGGTGATCTTGCCCTTGATGCCTTCCAGGATGGCTCCAACATCCATAGAGGTCGCTGCGACAACCTTGAGGAAGGCACTTACTCCGTAGGCATTCTTGGAGCGGACGAAGTAGGCATAGCTCTTGGCGAACGACAGGCCGGTGTGGGTGATGCTCAGCCCTCGACCGAGGAACTCGCCCTGCGTGGCAGCTGGATCTGGAGACCAGAAATATTCATAGGTGCCGCCGTTGAGGCCGTGCAGCGTGTTGCCGGGGATAAGAGTGATCGTATCGATCGTCGCCTGCACAGCGCAGGTTTCAGGCATTGGCGGGCCATTCACATCAACCGTGATGGTCGCTTCGCCTGAGCGTGCGAGCGGGCCCAAGGCAGCGACGCCCATGGTATAGCTGCCGGATGTCAGGCCAGAGATCGGCATCCGAGTCGTGGTCTCCGGCACTTGCAGCGCCTGCACCGCGGCGCCCGCTTGTCGCACAGTTACAGCAAAGCCCGAAACGATCCCTGCAGGCCGATCCCAGCTCAACACGCCCTGACTTATCTCTGCTGCGTCCTCTACATCCCAGCGGAGATTCGTTGGGCTCCCCAGACCGCCTGCGGGCAGCTTGATAAAGCCGATAGGGTTGTAGGGTTTGCCAACGGCGTCATCAAAGATGGCAGCCTCATAGGCCTGCACCGACGCCGTACAGCCCTCGCTGGTACCCATGGACCAGTTGGTAACCATGAACTCGCCGAGGATGTTCAGCGATGGCAAGTTAACGCGCACAGCCCGACCAGGCCGGCAGTTGTAGCCAGCCAAGTTGAGCGGGATATTCAGCGCGCCACCCGACCGACGCCGACGGAGCTCGATGTTTGCCAAGCGCTGGGCCTGATATGGGTCGCTGACATAGGAGAATGACAGCGTTTCCGCTGCCTCGCCCCCGTCTTCCTCAACCCACTGAGCAACAGCGACCTCGGGATAGTCGGTCTCGGTCCAGGACTGCTGGGGGTCAATGAACGTGCCGCGGATCGTGTTGATGGCGGCGTCATTGGTCGCTTCGGTGTTGCCGGTGATTGTCCCAATCACCATGTCTTCGGTGATCTCGAAGTCATACGGCCCGTAATAGGCTCCTGCCTGAAACATCCAGCGGCCGCCGACTCTAATCAGCTTGCCCGCACAGGCCGCCTCGAGCTTCTGCAATACGTTGGTGCGCTGCTCATCGGCGCCGATCACGCAGCCGCTACGGTATCGAGAGCTTGAGCTTCCGTCCGGGTTTTGCACCGACTCATTACAGACGTTGGCACCGCTCGCGAATGTCTCAAACACGATCTCATCATCAGGCACCCCGCATCGCGTGCGGAGAAACCACAGCAGGTGCAGAGCCGTGTTCTCGGTCCAGCCGGATCTGCCCGTCCGGGGATCAAAAATGTCATTTCGCCCGCGCACGACAAAGCGCGCATCGGGAATGCCGGATGGGAATTTTTCTGCGCTGTAACGCAGGGAGATCCGTACGTACGACAGCCCGCGGCCGATTTGTGTGTCTTTCCAATCAGGGCAGTTTTCCTTGAGGAAAGTGTTCACCTGGGTCGGATTGACGACCAACTCATACGAGGCATCTGCACCATAGCTGCCGATGAGCTCTTCACCGAGGTAGATGTACTCCAGCTCATCAATGGCGCCTTCACAGAGCACATATACCAGGTGCAGCCATTCGCCGGTCGTTTGCGCCCCGCGCTCCTCCTGGGCCCAGACCAGGACCCCGCCAGTGCTGACGCGCCCGAGGATGAACCGAACAGGCGCCTTGGAAGAACGAACGGTTTGAGCAGACGGTTCGTTGTCGCGCAGCGGCGACTTCGTGTTGAGCTTTTCCTGTTGCTCAGCTGCGTAGAATGCTAGGCCCGCTCCGATCACTGCACCTACGGGTCCACCCTGAACGAAGCCAATGACGGCGCCGACGACAACCTGAGCAAGTTTCTTTACGCCACCGCTCATCTATTCCACCCTCCAAACAGCTGTCGGCTCACATACCACGCGGTGCACGCCATCTTCGGTCGTGGCCCAAAATTCGTTCGCCCAGAAGACCGCCATGGACTTGCCACCTGGTGCCTCATACATCGCGATGTCTCCGCGCTGGATGAACGCAGGGGACACCCGGACAAAACAGGCATCCCAGGCTGCCTCCAGGCTGCCGTGAATCTTCCGCAAAGCCCGCTTTGCACCGGCTTCAGTTTTGTAGGTGCCCCGGTATGCTTGAGCGGGGTCGGTTCCGCACACCGCAACAGCGCAATCCGCTGCAAACAGGCAGCAGTCAAACTCGCCCCATGAAAAAGGCCGCTCTCTGGCGGCCTTGATCACTTCACTGAGACGTATCGTCCAATCTCTGTGGCGCATAGCTATTTCTCATAGGCAAAGGTCGGGGCGTCCTTGCTCGACCCCCAGTAGATGGGCCACTCGGACAGTTGGGCGACGGCGTAGAAAAACCGGTCTCCCTGGTGGCGTGCACGATGATTCTCGTCAGTGAAGCGCTCGGTACCGGTGCGGCTCCACTCGGCCATGCGATCCACGATAGGCACGGTTATGCTGTTGCCGTCCTCACCGTTGCCCGCATAGGAAAACGACGCCGCATCCATCCGGCCGGAGAACAGGATGTCGACGGCATAGTTACCCTCTTCATCGAAAACCACGAACAGCAGCTTGCCGGAGCGGCCGCGGCAGCCCCGGATGTTCGTTTCGGTGATGATGTATGCGTCTAGGCCGTTGAGCCTCAGGTCTACCGACATGGGTGAGCCTGAGTTGTCACTCTCCTGCGACTGACCTACCTCGCCGAACTGGCCCACGCCCAGGTAAGTAATACCGTCGATGACCAGATCGCCGGTGCCGGTGTGGGCGTAGACCGGGCCGTCGGCGAAGTCGAGCTGACAGGCGTACACGGTCATGAAGCGGCCGGTTGCGATGATGTCCACCACCCGCTGGCTGAATGGGAATGACGACGGCATCAGAAGGCCTCCCTGAACTGGTAGTTGCCGCTGGCCACCGCTTGGCGCACGCTCATGGCCCATGTGTCCTGGCTCAGGCGCATTTCCGAATAGGGGTTTAGGTATTCGATGGCAGCGCCAGACTTGAGCGCTCGCCGAATCCGCTTATTAAGCGGCACCGTAGCTTGGCCTTGGGCATTGGCTACTACATCCCGGACCACCTCAAACATCTCGCCCGCGATAGTCAGGTAGTCGCCAGGGGAGAACACTTTAACTCCTGCCTTGGCGCCTGCCACCTGAAGGGACCGGGATTGTGCTGAACCTGCTAGCACGGTGAGACTGCCGACGTTATCCGTCCGACGCCTAGTAAGCGCCGGCATATTGAACGTGCCGAACATCCCATCAAGCTCACCTAGGAATGCCGATAGCTGACGCTCCTGAATCCGGGTGAGCAGGCCGAACGTCAGCGTGCACTGCCAGTACGCGCCTGGGTGGCCGACGATCTGCTGTGCGTTGGACAGCGAGGAAGTGAATGCCCGGCTGTTGTTGACGATGCCCCACGTCATTTCTGACACGGGCAGGGATGCCGGCCATGCAAGTGCCATGCGGTGTTCTCCTGGGGCTGGTCATGGCGGCGCGGAGATCACCGCGTCGGTTGCTTTTTCTGGATTTCTTCGAGGACAAGGGCATAGCCATCCATGGCGCCCTGCCGCGCCGCTTCCCGAATCGCACTGAGCAGATTCTGCTCCGAATTCTCAGGCACTTTCTTCATAACGCCTCCCATCAGGCCCGCAGCATGCGCCGCGCTGGGCCGTTCTGTTTAAAGTCCCGGAGGACAAGGTTGTAGCCGTCGATAGCGCCCTGTCGCGCAGCCTGTTGAATGCGAGCCAGGGTGGCTTCGTCGGCCGAGCCTTCGACGGTGATGATTTGCTGGATTGGCGGCATCCCTTGGGAGCCCTGTGCATCCGATCGCGTCGAGCTCGACTGCGCAGAGGTGGCTGCCCTGGACGGCGAGACATTGCCGTTGCGCAGCCCTTCAACCGCCTGCACCCCGCCAGCGCGCTTGATGTCGTCCTGGGACCACACCACCTCGCCCTTGTGGACGATGCCCGCCGGCTCGTTTACGCCGCCTGGGCCGGTGTACCCGCCGCTGGAGAACCCGTACGCGGACGAGTAGCCCGCAGCCGATGCGCCCAGCCTAGAGGAAGTAGCAGCCGCGCTACCTGCAGCGAATCCGTTGGCGCCGCCGCCGTACAGTTGCATCCCTGTACTGATCGCCATGTTCAGGAAGCCCGCCGCAGCCTGGCGCACCTGGATGCGGATCAGGTCGGCGATGACCTGGTCGGCAAAGTCCTTGAAGGACAGCTTCCCGGTCTTCACGAAGTTGACGACCGCGTCCTCCATGTTGCCGAAGGCGCTCGAGAACAAGTTGCGCGTCTGCGAAGCCACGTCAGCGGCCTGCTCGGCGTAGGTGTTCATAGCCTGAGTGGCGCCCACAGTCCAATCCGACTGCAGTTTGTCGACCTGGGCGTAGTAAGCCTGCTGGTCGGACAACCGAGTGGACAGCGCAGAGCGCAGCGCCTCGGTCTGCCCCTGGTACAGCGCCGTGTCGCTCGCCGTGGGATTGCTGATGCGGTTGTAGTCGCGGGTGACCTTGTCGAGTTCGCGCTGGTACTCCTGGCGAATCTTCAGGTCTTCCTGCAGGCGCTGGCGCAGCTTGTCTCCCTGGCCGTAGCTCTCAAGCTCAACAGCCTGGCCCTCGCGGGCGGTGCTGAGTTGAGATTGCAGGTTCTCTCGGAAGGCCCTGAGCTTGGCCTCGGTCTCGTATCGCTCCTTGGTCAGCTCGTTCGCCCGCTCCAGTGCCGCGTTCTGCTTCTGCTGAGCGAGGTTCATCTCGGCCATAGCCAAAACTTGCTTTTGCGACGTGGTGAGGGTCTTTTTCTCCTTGAGATTGGCGATTTCTGTTTCCAGCTCCACCAATTTACGCGCTTCAGCTCCGAGCTTTTGAGTCTCGCCCAGCTCTCCAGAGATTGCCATGCGCTGCTGCTGGAGGACTGCGTAGCGCTGACGGGCCTCGTCCAGCATGCGCTGGCCTGAGTCTTCTCGCCGGCCTGCAGAAGGCCCTTTGCTGGCTTTGTAGATAGGGTTGTCACGAATCGCCTTTAGCGCCGCATCTTCCTCAGCTTTGGTGATCGAATAACCAGCAGCGCGGGCTTGGTTGATGCGCTTGATTTCGTCCTCAATCGCCTTGTTGCGCTTCTGCTCCTTCGTGAAATTCTGTTCCTTACTTTTTTCGAATGCTTCAAATGCGATCTGGCCTTCACGCTGGACACGAGCCGATTCGGCAGCCGCAGCAGCAGCGTCTTGCTGGGTCTTAACACTCTTCTCGTACGCGCTGATCTCTTTTTCGATTGCAGCTATGCGGTCGCGCGTGTCGTTGTCTTCGAATCCAGAGCCGAGCAAGCTTTTGCGATAGGCGAGCTCCTGACGCAGCTTGGTCATGTCAGGGCCAGCACTGGACTCCCTGCCAATGTTGAGCAGGGCGTCCCACCCGCTTTTGGCTGCACCAGCAACATCGTTCCAGGCTCTCTCAATGGAGCCGAGATTCTCCTTGATCGTGGCCGACCGCTCAGTGAGCGCCTTTGCGAGCGCGTCTTGCGCTATTGATCCAGCCAGCTCAACGTTGCCCTGCTCTTTTGCCGCACGCACCTGCTCGTAGACTGATGCAGTTAGGAAATTGTACTTGTCGTTCAGCTCGCCCAAGACCCTTACCGGATCATCCGCGAGCCTGCCGAATTCCGCGACAGTGTCGGACACGGCTCTGCCCGTTGCCTTCTCGAAGGAAATTGCAGCGATTGCAATCTGTTCGAAGCTGGTGCTGGTGATCTTTCCGTTTCCTGCGAGCATTGCCAGGGCAGTGGCCGCATCGGACGTGGTTCCTACAGTCCCGCTCACACGTTTGGCCATTTCTGCCAGCGCGCTCGTTGTGGTGCCAGCTGCATTGCCGGTTGTAACCAGTGAGATCCGATAGGCATCCTGTTCCTTGGAGCCCTGATAGTACGCAATTCCCAAGGCGCCGACGGCAGCGGCGGCGACTGTGAACGGGTTAATCAATCCAAGGACGTAGCCACCCAACGCCTTCGCCGCTGGAAGCACTCCACCGAACATGTCTTTCAGCTGCCCGCCTTGTTGCAGAAACACCGTCAGCGGTGCCTGGCCTGCCTGGAGGGATACCGCGATGTCTGTGAACTGAGCTGGGACGTTGCGCAGCGCGGCGGCGGTCGCTTTCGCTGACATGCCAGTTTTCGTCATGTCCGCGTTGAAGCGACCAAGCTCAGTTCGCGTTGCGTTGATTTTGCCCTGGTAGTCGTCAAACGTTTCCTTATCGAGCAGACCCAGCTTGCGACTTCTGGCTAATTCCTTCTCCTGCCTGTCCAGCTCGCCAAGCTTGCGGGTCACCGGGTCGATGCTACCAAGAAGCTCTGCAAGTGCATCTCGCTGAGCTTTCGCCTTATTGGCAGCGTGGGCCGAGGAATCAGACACTTCCTCCAGACCCTTAGCGGCACGCGCCATTGATCTCTGAGTTGGGATACCTTGAGCTTCGAGCGCCTCCAGCGCACGCTTCACGTCTGCTGCCCGCTGCTCGGCGTCCCGGCTGTCGATTTCCAGTACTAAACGGGACGTCTGAGTCATCGCTTTCCTCCAGGCAATAAAAAACCCGCCGGAGCGGGTCTATTCACTTCTTGGGCTCTATCAGCCATCGGTAACACTCGGCGTACTTCAGATTCCTGTATTCCGAGACTGCACTCTGTCTGCCCCTGTCATCCTGCGCGACCGGCACCGTATACGCCTGCACGATCATCGCGTTGCTAAACTTGCTGTTATCACCAACGGACGACATTGCCTCTTCCATGAGGTCTCCCCTTTGGCGCGCCTCCATGGCCTGTCCAGCCACCACGGAGATCTTCTTGCAGGTCGCTGCGTCATCAGCAGAAGCGCCTGCAAGGCCCAGTAGCGTATACACTGAAACACCAACCGCAACAGCTATTCTATTTGCTCGCACTTTCTGCACCTGCCTGTGGCGACCGTGAAGACCATCGCTCGGTGTGATGTCCCGCCTCATTTGTAAACGTAAGGCGCTGGCGTCGTGAGGAGAGGCTCTGCTTTGTCCCACATGCCGCGATAGCCTCGCACCTGGTATGAGTGCTTGGCTTTCAAGTCCAGCAGCAGCCCCCGCAGATCACCTCCGGCGCACTTAGCGTTGTTGCGGATGCTCAACTGCGTTGGCCCGGGCGGGTGATACAACGTGACCTGCTCACCCGATGTGGTCTCGGCAGCCAGTTGATCATCCAAGTAGATCGACATCCCTGCGCCGAAGCAGCTCAGTGCGCCCGCGTCTTGGGTGAATACAATCCGCGCATCAGTTGGCGCAGAAGGCCTGCCGAAGGCGTAAACGTCATGAGACGCCTGGGCATTTGCTGGATCGACCCTGCGCGTATCGCAACCTGCCATTGCCAAGAAACATAGTGTGACCACTGCAGCTTTCTTCACTGACTTCCCTCCCTGTTGAGGGAGTGAATCTAGCACCTCGTCATCAGTAGGTCACACTTCGTCCTGTGCCAGGCACACCTGATCCAGGGCAAACACCACGTCGTCAATCTCTTCACGCGGCAGCGCGGATGGGTGCGACTCCAGCCAATCAGAGATCTCGCGTGCACTGAGGGGCAGCGGAAAGACACCATTCATGGTGGCCACGAAGCGCCGTCCCCGGGTGATGTTTCGGAATAGGCTGAGCAAGTAAGCCGTGATCGGGTCGCATGGCGGCTCGGCGGGCACCTTGATCTTCAGCTTTTGGAAGACCGCACGCCTTTTTTCCGAGTCCCCGCCCCACTCGCACTCCCACTCGAAGCGGGCGACTGCTTTCCCACGGTCTCTGCGCGCTCGGCGCGAGTATCAGCGCTGATTTTCCCCGCCTGCTGCAGGACGAAAACGAAGAACTCCACGTTGCTGTCGAGGATCTCAGCAGCTGCGGCCGTGGTGAATTTCAGTGGGTTACCGTCTGCGTCCTGCACACCCTCCCAGTCCTTCACGATGAAGTGGCCAAGCAGTAGGCAGTGATTCTGGTGCTCGGTGCGTTCGCCGGCCAGCACTCCTACCTCACCTTCATCGAACTGCGCATCGTTGCGCTGGAGGCGGCGGCGCATGCGCTCCAATGCCACCTTGTAGGCGTCATTGTCGATGCCCGCCAGCAGGATTCGTGTATCAGCGTCGAATGGTACCCATTGTTCCCCGGATGCCGGGTCCTTCTTGATCATCTTCAAAGCCATGGAGAATCCTCAACGCCACCCCGATGAAAAGACCGCCCCGACCGGCGTTATAGCCAGGGCAGCCATAAAGATCTTACGGTGCTGTGTCAGCGGCTTCGCGGGTGATGGTTGGGCTCTGTTTAGCCACGGTGTAGTTCAGCGTGACCTCGATCAGGTCGCGCTTGCCGCCGTTCGGCAACTCCCCATCCACCTCTACCGCAGGGAAGCTGAAGGTGTATTTGTTGCCCAGGCTGTCGCTGATCGGGAACACAACCGAGATTGGGAGCCGGGTGAAGCTGTTCTTCCAGAGTTGCCAGGCACGTTTGGACCAGGCCAAGGTCAGGCTGCCGGTAATGGCTGCTTCTGTTGCGATGTGCGCCCCCGGCCCAAGCTTCTCGGTGCCCAGGCACCGCTGGGTCTGCAAGCTGTTGTCCAGGTTGATGGTCATTGCCGAAACGCACGCAACGCCTTCGAGTGACTCGCCGTTCACCAGAATGGTGCCCACGTTGACGTTCGACAGGAACGGAGTGGTGGTCGGAGCGCGTGGGGAGACGACAATCGGGGTTTCGGAGTCTGAGTAGTCCAGGCACGCCATGTTGAAGGTGGCAGTGACCTTGCCTTCAGACGGGATGTCCAAGGCAAATGTGGCCACATGAGCGCCTTTGAAAAGACCGTAGACACCGACATCGGTGTAGCCCTTGGTGATGCTGAAGGTGTTGCGGGTGTCGCCAACGCGCAGCACGTCGTCGGTCCATTGCCCGTAGAAAGCGGCTTCAAGCAGTTGATCAAACGATCCAAACGAGAATTCGGCCGTCAGGTCGCCGCCGATGTCGATGCTGGTGACCACCGAGCCCTGGCTGAGCCGGGTGTCGGTGATCTCATCGCTGACTTCGGTATTGGGCGTCGGAGTCAACGCGTTGCCTGTCAAGCGCAGCGTGTCCCAGGTGCCGGCTGGGGTAACGCCGGGCGTCACCTCTTTGATGATGTGAGAAACGACTTTCGCGCCAGAGGACATTGGAGTCTCCTATCTTGTGGGCATAAAAAACCCGCTTGGCGCGGGCAGGCGTGGTGTTGCGGGTCAGCCGGCGCGGAACCGGATGTTCACGTTGATATGGTAGAAACCTTCGAACTCGCCGCCGACTACTTGTGAAGCTTCTAGGCATTCCAGGTCACCGGACTGCCAGTAGGCGAAGTGCGCCTCCAAGGCGTCGGCCAGCCGGTTGAGGGCCAGCGTACCGGTGCGCGACCGGGTGAAGCACTGGATGCTCACCTGGCCAGGTTTGCGGGTCTGAGGCCTGTCCGCCATACCTGCCATGAAGGCGGCGGCGTACTGGATATTGAGCCGCGCCCACAGACCATCCGATGGCGGCGTGAATACTGTTGGCTGGTTCGGATAGTCGATGCGCTCCTGAGCCAGCCCAGTGAAGGCGACCATTCGCCCGGTAAGCGCCCCCCTGATCTCTTCGTAGGTCATTTGTAGGCCTCGGATACGCCAATGAAGGCGAGCCCGTAGACTCCGCTGGGGGCCTGCTGAGAGTGCCCGTTCTCCAGCGCCTCGGCGTACGGCAGGTTGTTCTGGATGTACACGGTGGTGAACGGCTCCAGGCCGGACAGCGCAGAGGCTCCTGCGCGGAGGGTTGCCGCACCGGTCGGATCCACTTCATCAGTCTGGATGAATACGGGCGAACCGATGCTGACGATGTTATTGCCGCGAAACCTCCCGGTGTCCACTGGAGAGCCCAGCACGACCTCGTTAAGCATGGCCAGCGCAATGACGCGCACACGCTGGGTAACCTGCTCCTCTACAACATCCGCGAACAGCGACGGCGGCGTACTCCAACCCTTGGCCATCACGTTTTCCTCAACTGAATCTCATAATGGGCGCCGGCCGGGTCGGTCTGAACATTGATCACGTCGAAGCCGTTGATCTTGTGCCCGATGTCGGGAGCGCCGCCGACTGTTTCGTTGGTGAGCGCAATCAGCAGTTGGTCGGTGGCGCGGATGTTCACGCCATCTACCTTGCTGAGGTCAAACCCGTCGAACACCCCGCGGCCGGTGTAGGCGACCATCGTGGGCGCCGCAACCTCTTCCGTTACCGGGTCAAAGCCTCCGGGGATCGTGACGCCGCCTGCGAACGGCTGTACGGCATCCGCCAGGTCGGTATCGAATGCTTCGGCCAAGTCGCGCTGGACCTCCTCACGGATACCCATGGCTACCCCCGGTTTACGACGAAGCTGTAGGGATTGCCGCGCCAAGGCGTCAGCAGGGCCAAAGCGAGCTGGACGCCCTCAGGCTTGGTAGAGGCGCTGGTGCGGTCTAGCGAGCCATAGGTGCGGCTGGTCGTGACCGATCCAGCTTTCACGGTCTTGGCGGCCATAACGCCCTCGGTATGCTGCTCGTACAGCTTGCCGGTGGCCGCGACCTGGGCCAGCTGGGCCCCGGCCTGCCTCACCTCCTCCGGCACTGCATCCATGTCGATGCCACACAGACGGAGCGAGGTGAGGTATGCATTGGCCTGCGCTACCGCCATGGCCTTCTTGTCGTCGGGCGCCCAGTTAGGGCCCAGAATGGCGTCGGCGTCCGCGACGGTGATGTAGGTAGCCATCAGGCCTCCGCTTGAATGAGTGGGGCCGAAGCCCCGGTGTTACTTGGCGCTGGACTTGCTGGCTTTGGCGGTTTCGGCCTTATCGGTGCCTGCACCATTGCCATGCGCGCCTTCGTTATCCTGCACGGTGCGCACGCTATCAACGCCACCGGTTTCGCCGACAGTTTTAGGGCCGACAGTGATTTTTCCAGCCGTGCCACCAAAGCCCCAGCGGGCCTTGTTGTTCGGGTCGATGTGCTTGTCTTCTGCGAGTGCCATGGGGATATCCTCGAAAGGGCTCTCTTACGAGCCCAGGGTGGAAGTGATGAACGCCAGCGGCACCTGCTTACGCGCCCACTTGCGCTGCCAGTTGGTGGCCAGGGCCAAGTCGGACCAGTTCGCCGATACCGGGCGGGTGGTGCCTGGGGTGCCGGTGATGGTGGCAGACAGGAACGAGTAGCCCAGCGGGTGAACAACGAAGTTGCGACGGGTCCACAGGGTTTCGGCACCGCCGCCGTTGCCGCGCGCCGGCTCGCGGTCGTACTCCATGTCGTCCTCGTCCTGCTCCTCGGCGTAGCCGATGGCGCCAGGGCCAAAGATGATCGACAGGTATTTCTGGTCAGGCGCGGTGCCGATCACCGGCAGGCCGTCGTCGAGTACCACCAGCATGTTCTGATAGCGGCCGAACTCGGGCACTTGGTCTGCGATCGGGGTGAAGTCGATCAGGTTAAGAATCGACATTTCGGCGTACACGGCCGAATGCATGGCGATCACACTGAGGGCCTTGTTGCCGTTCGGGGTGACGATCTGCGGGGTGTAGTCACCCATGGTCGCGCGTGCCCGAATGACAGCAGCAGCGGTGATCGGGCCGCCGGCGTCCACCACCATGTCGCCGCCGTTGACGGCCACGTTGTCGTTGTAGATGCCTACGACTGTGGCGATGGTGCGGCGCTGCGCCACGCGCTGCCAGTAGTTGGTCAGGCGGCTGGCAACGAACTCCAGCGGGTCTTGGTTGGTGATGTTCTTCACCAGGCTCATGGCTGCCCAACCTTCGTTGAGGTAGGCGGCGCGGGCCTGCATTTCGGCGCTGGTCACCGCCAGCGGCACAGCGATATCGGTGTACACGTCGTTCGAGTAGTTCGACTCGATGGACGCGTCCAGATCGACCCACCACGGGATGGTGAAGGTGTTGGACGGGCTGGCCAGCAGGCTGGACATATCGCTGTTGGTGGTGAGGATGCCGGACTGGAAGAACGCGGTCTTCTCGACGGTGTTAACGCGCATGTAGTCGCGCAGCTCGTCGCGGAAGACCACATCGGAGAGGATGGTTGGCATTGCTTACTTTCCTTTTTTCTGGGCCGCTTCATGCGCTGCCTTGAGGCGTGCATGCTCGGCGGGGTCATTTCGGCGGAGCTCTACGCGCTCCATGCCGCTCAGTTGGTCCCACGTTTTGGTGGCCCCGCCACCCCCGCCACCGGCAGCCCCGCCGCCACTGGCCTGCGAGCCGCGCACAAGGGAGGCGTAGCGCGGCTCTTTCTGAAACTCTTTGCCGAGGTCTTCCAGCGTGGAGACGGTTAGATTCCCGCTGGCATCGGTGACACGTACCTGGCCATCGACAATACGCAGCCGGCGCTCGAGGAATTCAGCCAGGATCTCTGCGTTAGGGCCGTCAGCGATCTGCGCCGCGACCTTGGAGGCCGCACCGGTCAGGTCGCGCTTCTCGATGCCGGCCTGCAGGTCTGCCAGCTTCTGGCGCTCGGCGGCCAGGGTCTGCTCGCTACTGGCGTACAGCGACTCGTAGTCGCCGCGGGCCTTGGCTGCGTCCAGCTCTTTCTGGGTCAGCTGCTCTTGGGCCTCACGCGCTTTGCGCTTGGCCTCCTTCGCTTCGTCCAGCAGGGTCTGGTTCTGGCGCTTGAGGCCTTCAACATCCTCGCTTTGAGGGAGCCCCTCTACCGCGAGGACGTAGTTATCGCCCTGGGCTTTGTACAGCGCCTGCAGGGCTGGCTCGAGTGCATCGAATGCTGCTTTGTCGATCAGGTATTTCATGTCATCCCCCGGATGATTTGCCGTTGGCTCAGCCGCAGGCGTAAAAAAACCGGCTCATGGCCGGCTGTTCAAAGTCCTGCACGCTCGAAGGCGCGCGGTTCAAGCTGTCTAAGCTCGTCCAGCGTGATCTGCTTGCCGTTTTGGTCCACGAACTTGTCCAGGGTCAGTTCGCCCTTGCTGAACAGCTTGTAGCGGGCCGGGCCAAGGACATCGATCTGGAACGCGGCAGGCTGACGGGCGAGCCATTGCTGGTAGGTGGTCTTGCTCGATACCTGCTCAGCACCATCCGGGCCTACTGCCGGCCTGACCGAGCCGGGAATCTCCCGCTCGAACTCAGGCTTGAGCACCGGTATCTCGGAGGTCCGGCAGTTCCAGTGAAACGGAGGCGAAGGTGCACTGAATGGCACCACCGTGTTGTCGATCGAGCGGCAGAACGGCGATGTGCGCCCGTCCAGCGTGGCGATGCGTCGTTTCCCGACCAGGATGTCCTCGTTTGCCTTGAACGTCTCAGCCCGCGCTGTGCTGGCCACATGGTTCGTCATGGTGCGCACCAGCGCCGATGCCTGGTCCTGCTGCAACTGGTGCATGCTGGTCAGCCGCCGGGTGATCTGCTGGCTGGTTTCGCCCAGGGCTGAACCGATCTGGATCTCTCCCACGATCTGGGCAGACTTGGCCGTGCCGAACTGGTCAAGCGCGCCAGCAATGCTGATGCGCTGCACCCCTGCCCTTGCTTCGAGCAGCATGGGGTCGGCTAGAGCGGCAGCAGCGACAAGGTCTGCCGCCGGCACCTGCGTCTGTACCAGTGCGGTGACCACCTGACCAAGCATGCGCGCGCTGAATCCCGCCTCGTATGCGGCGAACTCACCAAGATCAAGCACGGCTTGCCCTTTGAGGTCGCTGTAGATGCCCTGAAGATCTCGCTGCAGGGCGTCGATCTCGCTGGTGTACCTGCGCGTGCCGTACGCGCTCAATCCGCCGCGCACGGCTGCCTTGGCTGTGTTGATGGCCTTGGTGATGAACTTGGCCACCCGCTTCAGGTTGCCGGCGGCGTACCGCTGGACGTAGACCTGGTGGCGGGTGGCTGCGTCAGCCAAATAGCCTTCACTGCTCATTACCGTCACCTGGTGGCTGGCCGCCCATGTCGTTGCCGGTCACTGGCGGCTGGGCCTCGATGTCGTCGTCGATGTCGTCGTCCGTGCGGTCTGATTCGATGGTGCCGGCCTGGCGCAGGTTAGTGCGCAGATCCTTCTTCGCGATAATGCCCTGCTGCCACAGCTGGACCTGGGCCAGGATCATCTGGGCATCCATGGCCTCGTCGAAGAACTCCTGATTGAGCCAGAACACCGTCCCGGCTATGTCAGGTTGGCCGACCATGAAACGCTCAGCGTCCAAGATGGCCAGCTTCAGCGCTTCTGAGACGTTACCGGCAATGGTGCCCAGCACGCTGTTGTCCGAGCTGTAGCGGATGCGTACGGCCTCTGCTGTCTCTGCGCCGCCTCCCTTCTGGACGATGCGAGCACCGATCATCAACATTTGGTCCTGCTTGTCGCGCATCAACTCTAGGGCTAGCTGGGTTTCCTTTGCCTGCAGCATGGTGGCGCTGCCTTGGGCGCCGAGGTTGATACCGCGTCGAGAACCAATGTGCACGCCGTTAGGGTTGAACTTGGCGAAATCCTCGGGAGTGATGCTGCTGGTCATGAACAGCGTTGGCTGCGAGCTGATGAAACCGGCTTCCTCCACTGTGGCGCTGTTGCCGTAATGCAGGATGTTGACGTCGGCGATGTCCTCCAGCGGCCCCTTGTCCACCGCGGCGTCGTTGTTCTCGGCGCCGTAGAAGTGGAACGGGATGTGGTCGAACTGCTTGCCGGACTGGTCGCGGGGGATGCTCTCCTCGCCGTCCGGGATTTCGTCGCGGTACAGGCGCTGCTTGTACACGCCAGACTCAAGGATCAACGCCCGGTACTGGTCGACCTCCTTAAACTCGAAGCCATCGTCGCTTTCCTGGCTGATTATCTCGTGCAGAACCACCAGCACCAGGTGCTTGCGACCCTCGATCACCCTCTCCCGCCAGTTGATGATGCTCAGGGCCGGATAGTGGTGTATCCAGGCTTGCTTGCCGGCCGACTCAGCGGCGGTGCGCGGGCGCCCACTCTCACCTTCCAACTTGGGGTAGTCGGCAAGGAACCCACCGCGGCCCGTGTCCAGGCATTCGCCAACGGCTTCCTTGGAGAGCTGCTCCAGGCTGGCACCGTCACCGCTGGCGTTCTCCAGCAGGTACTGCACGCCAGATGGCAACTGCACCTCAGCCGTTTTACGGAACACGGCGCCCAGCAGGCCGGTGCGCGTGCGCCCGGTCACGTTGAGGAACATGGCCCGCTTCTTCAGTTGGCGGTACCGCTCGAGGTTTTCCGCCGACTGGTTCGTCGGGTCCGGCATTGGCAGATATTCGTCGTGCTTTCGCACCTCTCGGGCGCCGGCCACGCATCGCTTGACCAGGCGCCAGCTCGGCAGAGCGTCGTTGTACTCCTGCCGGGTAGCGCTGTAATTCGGCATGGTGGCCTCAGAATGTGAACGTGACGGGTATGTGCTCAACCCTGGAGCGCTTGGTTTTGGCTACGGCGAAGTAGCGGAAGGCGTCGGCCGGGTGGGATGACCAGTCATGGAGCGGCTTGTCTTTCCAGCACCCGCGCTTGTCGTCCCATTCCTTGCGGTAGCTCTCCAAGGCGGTGATGCCCTCCTCGCACTTGGCCTCATCGAAGGCGCAGCGAGGCAGAATCTCCCGCGCCTGCTCGATGCCTTCGTCGATGCTCAGCTTTGGCACCACCTGGAAGGTGAGCGAATAGCGCTGTCCGTCGATCTCGTAGCCCTCTCGCGCGATTTCGCGCCGAGTCTTGCCGTCGCTACCAAATTCCCGGTTATCGATGTCGTGGGGGCCCCAGTGCTCGCCGTAGGTGTATCCGCGATCCTTCAGCACCTTCATGTAGTGCCGCAGGCCTTCGCCGCTGTTCTGGTAGAAGTCGATGACGTGGAATTCTTCACCGACGATCCGGACGAACCAGATGGCCGTGGAGTCGCCCACACCGATGTCCCAGAACGTGTGCACCGGAAGGTGGCTGTTGTCGGGCAGCTTGCCGATGCGCTGGGCGGCGTAGAGCTTGGTGAACTGCTTGGCGTAGTAGGCGCCCTCGATCGTCTGCTGGAATGCCTCGGCAGGAATCGACGGGTACTCGCGCTTCATGTCGTCGCCGAGGGTCTTCTCCTTGGCGGCGTACCAGGCTCGCTGGCCTGGATTGGTGACGAAGCCGTGTTTGGCGGCCAGGTCGTCGAAATACTTTGTCAGCCGGTCCGGGATCGTGACGTCGGTAGGGTCCAGCGAGTACAGCGGATTCCGCCACCAGCTGAAGAAGAAGAACTTCCAGTCCAGCAAACCCAGCGGAACGCCGGCCAGCTGCTGCTTCTCAGCGCTCTGCGAGTAATCGAAGAAGTAGCCCGCCCGCCCCTCCGCCGTCGACTCAATCGTGACGAAGCACTCTGCGGCGACAGCCTCAAAGGCGCCGGTGACGATCTCTCGGGCTTTGTGAGGAAACTTGGCGCAGATCTTCCCGAACTCAGAAACATGCAGGTAGCGCAGCGTGCCGCCCCGGAAGGAGGTCGATACGTACAACGACCCGCCCTTGCTGAACACCAGTTCGCCCGCAGCGTCGTTGCGCGCCGGGTTGGCCGCCCTGATCTCTTTCGGCAGGTGGTCGTAGGCGTACTTGATCTTCTCCCGGAACAGCCGCTTGGCGTCGTTCAGGGTGTGGGCGATCAGGGCGCACTTGGCGGCCTCGAACAGCGCGGCATCCAACTGGACGATACAAACCAGAGTGGTGAAGCCCAGCTGCCGGGCCTTGAGGATGATGTTGCGGGTGTGCATCCCCTGGAAGTAGTCGATCTGTTCCTGCGTCATCCGGAAGCGGACCTTCTTGCCCTGCTTGTCCGTGATGAAATACAGGTTGTTCAGCCGCCAGAACCGATCCCGGAGCAGTTTCATGTGCTCGGGCTTCATGGTCAGGCATCCTTCGATAGTTCGTCCATCATGGCGGCGAGCTCGTCAACCGTCTTGTTTCCTTCCTCACTGTCCAGGCCATACGCCTGGCGCTCGCCCTTGATCACCTTCAGCTGGGCATCAACGCCTGCGTTCAGCGCGCGGGAGAAGTCGCCCAGGTTGTCCTCGTCCACGTCAATCTCAGCCAGGGCCACTGACAGCTTGTCGGCTATGGCGCGCCAATTGGCCAGGCCGGTGCGGTGAGCCAGAACCACGGAGGCTGCCTGGTCAGACGCCTCCTCGATGATTTCCGCATCGGTACGCGCCTGCGTACTGGGAGTGCGTACCGTGCTGCGTACCAGCTTGTCGCGAGCCGCTGTCTTGACCTGACTGGCAAGGTCGCGCGTCCAGCCTTCCTTCTTGGCTCGCTTGCGTACTGCGCCCTCAGTGACGCCGTTGTTCTCGGCTATTGCTCTAACCGAAAGCGACCCGGCCCGGTAGGCTCGTTCGATCGCCTCCCAGTCGGGTTGCTTGATGCTCATGTCGAATCCTTACTGGTCGCGGGCGATCCGAACTGTACGAACCTTGCCGCCGGTGTAGATATCCCGCTTCATCGCGGCACGGACCGCCTCTTCGGCACTTGCGCCCATGTCCATCGCTGCCAGGGCATAGGCCGAGCCGCTTCCGATGGCATCGGGATTGGCCGGATCTAGGTCCTGCCGCCATACGCCAGTCTTGTCGTCATGGCCGACCATCTGCAGCCTGCCGCCATCCACCACGTAGCCCGAGCACTCGACAGGTACCGGCGATGGCGTGCCGAAGTAAGCCGCAATCAGGGCCTTCTCGTCGCACACGGCACCGGACAGGAAGAAGCTGACGCCATCCACGACGGTGAGCTTTTGACAGTCATCGGAAACGATAGAGCCACTGCGGGTCTGGCGAGAGTCGTATGCGATCACGCCATCCTTGTAGGCGATGGTGGTCATTCAGGATGAACCTCGATCTTGATGCCGCGCCCTACCCAGTAGCTCAAGCGCTCCAGGCATGGTTCGCGACCGGTCATCTGAGCAATGGCGAGCACGCCAGCCAGGTAGAACCTGAGCCACCAGCTATGGCGGCAAACGATGCGTGCAGTTACTGGCGCCATCTGCCCGCCCTCAGCTGAACGGATCGGCCGGCTTGGCGATCGAGCGCACAAACCACATGAAACCCTGCTGCAGGTTGGTCTTGGCCAGGGCCAAGGTGCGCTGGTCCACGCCTTCGATCTGGCCGATCTGCTTGAACAGCTCGCCAGCATCGGCCTCCAGGGCCTTGATCGAGTTCATGCCGTCGATCTCGCTCTGGGTGAGGTCGCGGTAGCCGGTGATCTTCTTGTGCTGGTTGTCCATGGGTGATCCTCAGGTTGTCGCGCCACGAAACGGCGCATAGCGAATTTGTGGTGCCCTACCCGGGCTGGAACACGTGACCGCGCCGGGCGACCGCATACAGGACGATCCCCAGCTTGAGGATCACACCGTACAGGGTGGGTACATGGCCGTTCATGGCCAGGACGAACGCGCCGAACGCGCCGATGGCCACCAGGTAGAACGCGACGGCCAGCAGTGGCGCATCCATTGGCCTGATCCGCCGCAGGTAGTCGCACGCGGCGATCACCACCAGCACGCTCAGGAAGGCATTGGCGCCGATCAGGACTGAAATCAGGGTCGAGCTCATCAGGTAGCTCCCTTGGCTCCGAACTGACCCACGAGCGACTTCAGCACCGGGATGATGTTCATTGCCAGAAGGCCTATCAGAAAGGCCACGCCGTATTGGGTTTCTCCGCTTGTGCCAAGGCTGAAGTAGCTGATGGCGAGCGGGGTGCAGAAGACTGCCGAAGCGAAGCCGGTGAAGAAGGCGGCGACCGCCTGGCCCCGGGTGAGCCCCCGCAGGAAGGTCAGCGAGAGGATCGCTCCTGCGAAGCCGCCAATGATCACGCCGTACTTCACCAGCAGGACGCCGGCAGTCGTGCTTGCTGGTTCGGCCATTGGTTGTCCTTGGGAATTCAGGGCCTCTTGAGGCCCTATTTCGGGCAATAAAAAACCCGGCGCAATGGCCGGGTTCTGTGTGTCAATCCGTAACGCGCAAGATCGACAGGATGGGCAAATATTCTCTCACTTTCTCACTCATTGCAATGGCTATTTGCTACGCCGCGCAACTTTCTATCAATCCCTCTGCATCGAGAAGCTCCTGAGCGGCTGTGAGAGCCTCGTTGACCTGGTTGTCCAGCGTCTTTCGGATGGACGAGCGCCAACGGTACCGAGTCGACTCTGGCTTGCCGTCATTGTCCCAGTTGTCGATGTTGTACCAGGCAGCCGGCAGCACAGCTGCGGACCTCTTGAGCGTCTGCTTTCGATCCACCGCATCGCTCATGCCGCTCAACCCTTTCTCGTTGAACGAATCCACAAGGGCCTTGTTCTTGGCGATAGCTTCGGCCTCCCTGCTCACCATCTCGATAGCGTCCGACTCATGCTTCCCTCCTACCTGAGGGATTGCCCAAGTCAAAATGGCGCACTCACGGAAGCGTTGCGGGGCCGGGGACCTGATCGACTTCATCAGCTCAAGGATCGCATTGTGCTTTCGATCCTCATGGGTAGAGTACTTCGCCACCAGCACGCGCCAGTGCTCGGGCGACAGTGACTTGTGCAGCCGGCCGAACACCCAACAGTCAGTCAGGAATGCAGCCTCCTTGCCAACGATCTCGCCCTTCTGCTTGGCCGCTTGAACCTTGGGCTCGAAGTCGCACCCGCCAGCGCTGTTGATCGTCTCGGCCGCCAGGGCTCGAACGACTGCGGAAATCACGTTCTGATAGCTCATTGCTTACCCCCTGCCCGCTTGGCCTTGCTCAAAATGAATTCTTCGTAGTACCGCTTGCGGCGCACCGCTCCCGCCCAGGACAGCGACACACCACCCACCACCATGAGGGCGGCCAAAATCAGAAATCCCCATGCTGGTGTCATGCTGCTTGCTCCTGTGCCTGGATACGGACGCGCACAGCGCCGCCCTTGATCGTTTCCTTGCTCACCCTGATCTGGGTGGCGAACACGTTGTCGTCGATGCCCAGGGCATCTGCCAGGCCGTCACGGCCCGCCTTGAACATCGCCAGCAGGTTGTCGTCGTCGCGCCGGCGGCGATCTGGCGGAACGAACTCGAGCATCAGCAGCGCCTCACCCTTGGGCGCCTGGATACCGGCCTGCTTCGCCAGCAGGTGGCAGGCTGCCCGGTAGGACTTGGCCGCCCTGCTCTTCTTGCTCCAGTGCCCGCGCGCGTTCGGGCTGCATGCGGCAGGTGGCCACGGTAGTGTCAGGTCTGTCATGCGGCCACCACTCCTTCGCTAACCAGAATGTCATTGGTCCGGATAACGCCCTCGGCGTGATACAAACGCATTTCGTCACGCGGCATGTCATAGCGAGCCCGGCCATCAATACGGTCATGGCACCAAGAGCAACACCAAGCACCCTGCAAGTTGTTCGGCTTGATCCCCATGCCGCAGGTGCCAGCCAATCGGTAATGGGCAAGCACTGTGGTTTCGGTGTCGTTCGGGCATCCTGGGAGTCGGACCATGCAGTCTCGCCCGCGAGCCGCTTTAGTGAGCCTTGTCTGCTTCATTTGCTCACCTCGGCAAGCTCCAACTTGTAGGTTTTCCCGCGCTTTATGTTGCAGATCGTTTGAGCGGACACTCCATATTCAGCGGCCAAGGTCTTATAAGACCCTTCGGCGCTGAGCACTTCCAATGCCTGGGCTGGGCTCAGCTTGCTCTGGTAGCTCGAGGCGCCCGAAGGGATAAGTCCATTAGCGAATCCATGTGCCGCATTTTCGCTGCGGGTCGACCACTCAAGATTCGCTGCCTGGTTATTCAGCTTGTTGCCATCGAGGTGGTTAACTTCATCCTTCGATTCTGGATTTGGAATGAATGCTTCCGCGACAAGTCGATGGATCATTCGGTATGAAGGCTTGGCTTTTTGGCCGGAATAGAGCCCGACAAACTGGTAGCCTCCGGGCTTAATACCTGGGCGCAATGGTTTCCAACCCTTCTTCGCAGAAAGCACCTGTCCATCAGACGTGATTGCGTATAACCCTTCAAAGCCATGAATCGCCACGGTGTCAAAGCCCTTCATGCCCATGCCCTTTTGCCCGCAAGGCAGGTGGGCCAGCACGGTTGTCTCGGGGTTGAAGTTGCAGATGCCTATCAACCTGACCGTGCAGTCCTGGCCGCGGGCGCTCTCGCGCACCTTCTTGCTAACGACCTTCATGCGTAGCTCCCCATCATGTCGGCAGCAGCCAGAGCAGCAGCCTCGGTTTCGAAGTGAGCCGACAGCACCAGCCGCCAGCAGGCGCTGAACACGTCTCGGTACAGCGGCTCGAATGCTGTGTCGTCCATGTTCGCCCAGCTGATGGACTTGGCCTCCTTGCGCACGCCATCTGGCGTCTTCACCAGGTGGAAGTGGCCGGCCTCGATGGTCACCCACTCACGGAATGCCTCCCTGCTCTTGTCAACCACCGGGAAGCGATTGGCGCGGTCTGCCTCCAGCCTGGCGATGTAGCTCTCCACAGCGTTTGTGAGCTGGCCTGGGCGCTGGTTGAGTTCTTCGAAGTACTTGGCCAAGCCCCAGATACCCCGCAGCTCCTGCCGGGGCACCAGGCCACCAGTCGGTTCCCAGTACTCCCACGCCAGATCCAGCATGGAGAAGAACTTGCGGTGGAACTTGGCGTTGCGCATCTTGGTGAACTTGCCGTGGATGACCTGGCCAGCCTTCCAGTGCAGGATGGTTTCGCGGTCGGCGTCGGTGGCCGGGACCAGGCCTTGAGGAGTGCGGATCAGTGCGAGTTCAGCCATGATTCGCCTCCTTGGCGATGGCCGCGTCGATGTTTTCATCCATCACCTCAAGCGAGGTCCAGGCCCTCACCTGACGCTGGTCCTGCCAAGGCTCGCGCAGCCACCGATAACGCTCGGCATCCTTGCGCATCGCCTCGTTCTCGGCCTTGAGCTGGTCGCGCTCGTTGCGAATGGAATTGCGGTCGACGGCAATTGTGTTGGCCTGATCGATCCAGTAGACATTCCGCTCCTTCAGCCGCTCGATCTCCGCGAGCAGGGCCAGGATGGTGGCTGGGCTGCATGCAAGGAAAAATGCCTCGTCAGCCTCGCCGCGGTCGCCCACAAAGCCGAACTCATC